GCAAGAAACAGACGGAGAAGGAAGAATGAAAGTCGTGATTCCCTACCGTCCCCGCTTTCCCCAGGACGAAATTCACAAGCAATTGGAGACACATCGATTCTGTGTACTGGTTGCTCACCGACGCTTAGGCAAGACCGTGCTGTCGGTGAATCACCTCATCAAGCGGGCTATTACAGACCGCAAAGAGCGTGGCATGTATGCCTACCTTGCTCCATTCCGTAACCAGGCCGAGCAGATCGCTTGGGGATACCTGAAGCACTACACATCACAAATCCCTGCAATCTCGATCAACGAACAAAAGCTTTCGATTCTTTTGCCTAACGGTGCAACGATCCGGATCTTCGGTGCTGATAATCCCGACGCTTTAAGAGGCATGTACTTTGACGGCGTAGTGATCGATGAGGTTGCGCAGATTAAGCCGACCCTTTGGGGAGAAGTGATTCGTCCGGCACTGGCTGACAGAAAAGGATGGGCCGCTTTCATCGGAACTCCCAAAGGCATCAACCTCTTCTCTCAGTTATACGATCAGGCTTTGAACCTCATGAGCAAAGGTGATCCGGACTGGATCGCGATGCTTTATTCCGTTGAGCAAACTCATGTCATTGACGAAAAGGAGTTGGCAGCGCTCAAGGTAGAAATGTCTGAGAACGAGTACCGGCAAGAGTTTCTCTGCGACTTCTCTGCCGCTCAGGACAATGGTCTTATTCCGATTGACGATATTCGTGCCGCGGCCAATAAGTTCTATCGAGAGAGCGAATACATGGGCGCTCCGCTCATCTATGGCATTGACGTTGCCCGCTTCGGATCCGATGCCTCGGTCATCTTTAAGCGCAGAGGGCTCGTTGCCTTTGAGCCGATTGTTATCCGGAAGTTTGACAACATGGCATTGGCTGACCGCATTGCGGTAGAAATGGCCAAAGAAAAACCCGATGCCGTTTTCATTGACTCCGGCGCCGGGCAAGGCGTGATCGACAGACTTCGCCAGATGCGCTTTGATGTCGTGGAAGTTCCCTTCGGAGCGCAGGCCATCGACAAAGAACAATTCGCAAACCGCCGCATGGAGATGTGGTGGAACATGGCTCAGTGGATCAAGCAGGGCGGTGCGATTCCTCCGGATCCCGTTTTGCAAGGAGACTTGGGCGCTCCGACTTACGGCTACACGCCTAAAGGCCCTAAGATCCTCGAGGCTAAAGACAAGCTCAAGGAACGCATCGGAAGATCTCCGGACTTAGCTGACGCTTTGGCTCTGACCTTTGCCGCACCCGTGGCTCCAAAACTTTCCCGCAGTATGGAGCGCGCTATCTATGGCGTGAATGATTCCTACGATCCCCAGGAAGCCTTTGAATCTGAGTATTGGAACTCTTAACACCGTCCATAAACCCTGTGCCTGAGCCTAGACAATGGGCTCATGAAAATCATTGACGCGTCCTTAGTTGAAATCATTGACCGTTGCTCTGAGCTTATCGACTCGGCAATGTCGGAGGCAGGTTTGCCTAACCGCAGGGCAGTTCCTGACCGTTCGATCTACGAGATCCTGAGCGAAGGCACGGACTCCTTCGGCCTCATTGTTGAAGACCAAGGTAAGCCCATCGGGTTTGCTTCGGTCTTTGTCTTTACGCACCAGCACAGCGGCGAAGTCTTCGCACAGAACGATGCGATTTATCTGGCGCCGGAATATCGCAACACATCAATCGGCGGCCGCTTGGCTGTAATGGCAGAACGCAAGGCAATCGAGGCAGGCGCCAAGTTTTTCCTATGGGACGTGCCCGAGGATTCTCCTCTGGCTAAAGCACTCGCAAAGAGGGTGCAGGGCAGAAAGCATCTTTTATTTTTTAAGGAACTTTGATCATGGGAATGACTGCAGCAGTTATCGCGGGCACATTGGTTGGTGCCGTGACTTCGGGATTGAACGCTTATGAGCAGAAACGTGCCGGGGATCGCCAGACATCGGCAGCCAAAGAACAGCTTGCTCAGCAGCAGGCCTTAGCCCAGGAAGAAGATCAGGCCCGCAACAAAGCAAACCGCAAGCAGGCCGACCTTGACGGACTCTTAGCAGACAACACGCTGGATAACGGATTGGGGTCAACGCTTCTGACAAACGGCAACGCGGCTCCTCTTAATCCTGGTGCGCTTGGCACCGGTTCCTCTTTACTGGGAGGCTGATCATGGGAGCGGTCTCATCTGTCGTCCACGCCGTGGGCAAGGTGGTCAAGCCTGTTGTGAAGGCGGCCGCCAACGTTGTCACTGCGGGAGCCTACAACCACATGCAGAACAAGGCTAAGGATCAGGCAAGGAAAGCACAGGCTCAAGCCGCACGACAGCAGGCACAGGCCGAAGAACAGCAGTCTCAGAACGCCAATATGGCAAACAAAAAGCATGCGAATGTCGGCGATACGGTTGTTGATGACACTCCGGAAGGAATGAGTGAAACGGTTCTGGCTAGCGAAGCGGCGCAGGACGATCGCTTCAAACTGCAGAAGAAACAGCTTATCGGGGGATAGTTATGCCCGCAGACATCAAGCTAATCAATCAGCGCTTTGAGAGCCTCAAGCAGGAGAGGTCTTCCTGGGAGGATCTGTGGCGCGATATTCGTGACTACTGTCTTCCTGACTTGGGATGCTTTTCAGGTGAGGATGCAACTCAGGGGTCTAAACGTTACCGCAAGATCCTCGATGCTGAAGCAATTGACTGCGCGGATGTTTTAGCCGCGGGTTTGCTTGGTGGCGTCTCGTCTCCTTCGAGACCTTGGCTGCGCCTGACAACGATGGATCCGGATCTCGATAAGAATCCCGCTGTCAAAGAGTGGATGACGAAGGTTCAAGACCTGTTGCTTCTCTACTTCTCGAAAGCAGAATGCTACAACGCGCTTCACCAGAGCTACTTGGAGCTTCCGGTATTCGGCACAGCATGCACGATCGTTAAGCCTCATCCGGAACAGCTCATCTCACTGCAGAACCTCACAATCGGGGAATACTGGCTGGCCGAAGACGACTTCGGGAAGGTCGATACGATGTATCGGCGCCTGTCTCTTACGGCTAAGCAGATGGTCCAGCAATGGGGCTTTGAGGCAGTGAACAACGATGTTAGGCAGGCATTTGAGAAAGATCCGTTTGCCCGATTCAATGTGATTCATGCAATTGAACCTCGCATTGAACGTAATCCGGATAAACGTGACAACAAGAATATGCCTTGGCAGTCCGTTTATTTTCAGGAAGGAGTGCAGGACAAAGTTCTCTCGGAATCCGGCTTTAGAAACTTTCCGGCACTGTGTCCGCGCTGGATGACCTCCGGCGGTTCGGTTTATGGCCGCGGTCCCGGCGCCAAGGCCTTGAGCGCACAGAAGTCTTTGCAGAGACTGCACTTGAGACTGGCCGAGCTTGTTGATTACGGAACTAGGCCGCCGATTCTCTATCCGTCCACCCTCAAGGATCAGCTGAGTCAGTTCAAACCTGGAGGCCGAGTGGCCGTCAACCCGCAGGAAGCTCCGATCATCCGCTCCATGTGGGAAGTGCGTACCGATCCCCAGGCAATGCTTGCTCTGATTCAATCGACTCGACAGGACATTCAGCGCATCTTCTTCGTCAACGTGTTTCAAATGATCGCGGCCACGGCGAATCAAACAGATCGTACTGCGACAGAGGTTCAAGCACTTGAGCAGGAAAAAGTGATGATGCTGGGGCCCGTGCTTGAGCGATTGCATACCGAACTTCTTGATCCGCTGGTCACAAACGCCTTTGGCTTCATGGTTGAGTACAACATGCTCCCGGAAGTTCCGAAAGAACTCTACGGCAGAGAGCTTTCTATTGAGTATGTCTCCGTTTTGGCCGAAGCTCAGAAGAATGCATCGGCAAACGGAATTGTGAGAACGGCTCAGCAGATCGGCCTTCTGGCTCAGATCAATCCCCAGGCCGTGGACAAGCTCGATGTGGATGCAACGATCGATCAGCTGGCAGACATGAATGGAGTGCCTCCATCCTTGATTGTGACAGGACAGAGGGTTGCGCTTATTCGCCAGCAAAGGGCCGAGCAACAACAGGCACAGATGCAGGCCGCTCAGCTTCAGCAGGCAATGACAAGCCTCAAAGACTTAGGGCAGGCAGCAGACTCTCAGGGTCTGCAGGAAGCGTTCTCTGAAGAGGGAGCGCAGTAAGCGTCCATAAACCTAAAGGCCCCTAAATGACAATGACAGACATAGATGATCCGCTTCTCGAAATCGAACAGCGGGAGCTGGCTGAAAAGGCCGAGAAAGAAAAACTCAAAGAGCTGGAGATAGCCATCAAGAAAACTCTTGAGACTGTGGAAGGCAGACGGGTCTTTCAGTGGATTCTCGACATGACAGCCGTCGACAGCTCGGTTACTTCTCAAGACATGACGCTGATGACGATAGCTTCCGCAAGGCGCGATATCGGTTTGCAAATACTGAATCGACTCAAGGGAATCAATCTCGAGCTGGTTCGCAGAATGGAGAACGAAAAACTAAATGGCTGAAACCGCAGAAACCACTGTCAATGAAGCAGACGCTGCCGCAACTGAAGGCGCGGTTCCTCCTGCAGATCCTACTCCGGCACCCCAGGAGGCAACACCTCCGGTACCACCGGAGCCTGCTGCCGAAACTCCTCAGCCGAAGGCAGACGAACCTGAAGGTATGGGTGCAGAAGAGGAGACGGAAGAGAAGAAAGAGGACGCCGAAAAGAAGGAAGGCAACGATGTGTTGGGAGCACCTGAAAAGGGCTACGACGAAACAGGCATTGAACTCCCGGAAGGCATTCAGCTCGATGAAGGCGCGATCGAAGCTTTCAAAAAGGAATGCAAGGACCTGAATCTTTCTCAGGCCGCTTATTCGAAACTGGTCACAAACATGACCTCTGTTTTGGCAAAGCGTGCGGAAGAGCAGTCTGCTCAGGTCAAGCAGGCCCTGACCGCTGAAGCCAAGGCCGATCCTCAGATCGGCGGTGCGAACTATGCGGCCAACCTAAAGAGCGCCAGCCGCTTTTATGCCAAGTTCTTCGACGCTGAGACTCGCCAGTTCTTTGAGTCTGTCGGTCTTAACCGTCATGCAGGATTCATTAAAGGGTGTCTTGCCGCTCAGCAGGCGCTCAGTGATGACGCCGTCGTAAAGGGCGGCAGGTCGGGTGAACTCTCAACAGCCGAGCGCGCCCGGGCTTTTTTCCCTAACTCAAAGATGAACTAATTTTTAGGAGTAATTACGATGGCTGCTGAATATCCAACACTGGTTGACCTCGCATCGAGACTTGACCCGAAAGGTGAGATTATTCCGATCGCTGAAGTCTTGTCTAAACGAGACCCGATTCTCAAACTCCTCCAATGGAAAGAATGCAACAAGACCGATGGCTACCTTCATGCCATCCGCACTGGCATCCCTGAACCGACCTGGCGCCGCCTTTATCAGGGCGTTCAGCCGCAGAAATCCACGACTGCTCAGGTCACCGATACCTGCGGAAACGTTGAAATGTATGCTGAAGTCGATAAGGACCTGGCTGACGTAAACGGCAACACAGCCGCCTGGCGCCTGTCTGAACAGAAGCCGTTCTTTGCAGGTATGGGCAACGATATGGCCAAGACAATGTTCTATGGTGACATCGATGTTGAACCGGACAAGTTCATGGGCCTTGCCGCTCGTTATAACGACACGAGCTCCACAACTCCGTCCTCTCGCAATGTCATTAAGGCTGTGAGTACCGGAGCTACGACCAAGAAAGTCACTTCGATCTTCATTGTGTCGATGGATCAGTTCTTCGGCATTTATCCGAAGGGCTCCAAGATCGGTTTACAGCACACTGACAAGGGCCAGTGCACTCACATGAACTCTGACGGCTCCATGTATGAAGTCTATCGCGACCACTACAAGTGGCAGGCAGGTGCCGCGCTTAACGACTGGCGCGGTGTGGTTCGTGTCTGCAACATCCCGATCTCCGACGGAGCAGTCGACATGGGTTCCGAAGATCTGATCAAGAAACTGATCGTTGCGAAGAACCGCATCCCGTCTGATCTGCGCACGAACCTCCACCTCTTCTGTGCTGAAGAAGTGCACACAGCTCTTGAACTTGCCGCTTACGCAAAGAGCACGAATGTTCTCAAAGTTGTTGAAGCTGCTGAACAGTTCAAGACCATGTTCTTCGATATTCCGATCGAAGTGTCTGATTCCATCAGCCTCACTGAAGATCTTGTTTCGTAATAGGAGAAAAAGATGAGATTCGATTCCAAGCTTATGTTCAGTGACGGCCAGTCCATCTCCGGGACTTCCGGAACTTCCACAAATACTCTTGACCTGAACAAGGCCGGAGTTTCTGAAGGTGAACTCTACGTCATCCTGAGTGTTTCCGGATCTGCATTGCCGACATCTATTGAGGTTCTCGGCGGATCTGCCAGCACCTCTGTGACTGATACCGTTGCAGCGGCCTACGGTACAGATACAGCAATCAAACTGCCGCAAGGCTGTCCGCGTTATCTCAAGCTGTCCTTTACCGGCACAGCAATGAGCTGCAAGGTGACAGCAGGTATTTCCCTTTGCGCCTCCTCTCCGAAGGGCAAGCGCATCGGCGACTATGCAGCCGAGTAAACAGGATTATTCCAAGCGAGCATTTTGGGGGCCTTGTGCCCCCTCTTTTTTAGGAGCAAACATGTCTTCAGTTGTCGACATCTGCAATATCGCTCTCTCGAGGCTCGGGGACAGAGCGACAGTAACTTCTATCGATCCGCCTGAAGGAAGCGCTCAGGCCGATCATTGCAGGCGCTTTTATCCCATTGCCTTAAAAACTATCCTTGCCACCTATAACTGGAGCTTTGCTACCACGCGCAAAGAGCTAGCCAGATTAACTGCGGAACCTATCGGAGGCGGCTATGCGTTCCCGATTCCTGCGGACTGCGTCAAGATCATCTATGCCTATCCGGTAGACGAAAATGGAAACGCAACTCGACAGACTCTTCATTACGTCCGAGAGCTGATCAACGGACAAGTCTGTTTGGTGGCAGAGCAGAAGCGTATATGGATTAGGTATATCACCACGGAGGTTAAGCCTGAAAAGTTCTCTGATGTATTTTCTGACGCCTTGGCTTTTCTCCTTGCCTCTAATCTTGCGGGCACTGTTGTTCCGGGGATGACGGGTGTGCAGATGGCGGCTGAGATGATGCGGTTTTACGAAGATAGACTGTTAAAAGCACAGGCTCAGGATGCAGTTCAGGACAGAGATCATCTGAGCTATAAGCCTGACTTTATCGGTGACTACGGTGACTGGGGGAGGGACGGACATGAGTGGCTCAACTAAAGTCCTTCAGCGCTCTTTTGCCGGCGGTGAAATTTCTCCGGAAATGTTTGGGCGAACAGACGATACAAAGTATCAGACAGGCCTTGAGACGTGCCTGAATTTTCTCTGCCGTCCCCAGGGCCCGATTGAAAACAGACCCGGCTTTGAGTTTGTGCGTGAGGTCAAAGACTCAAGCAAGAAGGTGCGGCTGATTCCGTTTATCTTTAACGCTCAGCAAACCTTCGTCATCGAGCTGGGGCACAAATACGCCAGATTCCATTCCTTCGGCGCAACGTTGATGAACGGCAATCAGCCATACGAAATCACAACGCCATGGGATGAAGATGATCTCTTTGAACTTGAGTATGTGCAGTCAAATGACATCATCACCGTGACGCATGAGGATTACGCTCCGACGGAGATCCGGAGGTATTCCAACACCGATTGGCGACTGGCGACGATCAGCTTCTCTTCAACTTTGGCCACGCCCACAAACGTGACCGCTGTCAGAGAAACGACTACGGGCAACGAGGATAAGAACGCCGACAAGTACACGTTCCAATATAAAGTCTCCTGCCTCAATGCTGATAAGACAATCGAAAGCGAACCGAGTGCAGCAGTCTCTTGTACCGCCAACCTCTATGCCACAGGTACGACAATCAAAATCTCATGCTCGGCCGTGTCCGGAGCAAGTTACTACCGCTTCTACAAGAATCAAGGCGGCATCTATGGTTACCTAGGAGACTCGGAAACCACATCGATCATCGATGACAATATTGCTCCGAAGACGGACATCACTCCTCGACGATATGACTCAGTTGTCTCTTCCGGAAATTATCCGAGCGCTGTAGGTTACTTTGAACAACGCCGCTGGTTTGCAGGTTTTAAGACTGATCCTCAGCGTGTGGTTGCTACTCGTTCCGGCACAGAGAGCGATATGACTTACTCCCTGCCGTCTAAGGACGATGACCGCATCAACTTTAGGATCGCGGCAACAGAGTTCAATAAGATTCTGCACATTTCTCCGTTGTCTCACCTGATCCTTTTAACAACGGGCTCAGAGATACGAATCAGTCCCCAGAACTCTGACGCGATTACGCCTTCTTCGATTTCTGCTCGACCTCAGAGCTACAACGGGGCCACGACAGTCAGACCGCTCGTTTACAACAACAATCTGATCTTCGCTTCGGCTCGTGACGGCCATGTCCGAGAACTCGCATATCAGTATCAAGCAGGCGGTTTTGTGTCCGGAGATCTGTGCCTGAGAAGTCAGCACCTCTTTGACTTCAAGACGATCAAGGACGCCACGGCACAGAAGGCTCCGTACCCCATCATGTGGTTTGTCTCCTCCGACGGAAACTTGCTCGGCCTCACGTATATTCCTGAACAACAGGTCGGCTCCTGGCACCGTCACAACACAGACGGAGTTTTTGAATCCTGCTGCGCTGTTTCAGAAGGCGTGGAAGATGCCCTTTACTGCGTGATCAGAAGGACAATCAACGGAAGCCAGAAGCGCTATGTTGAGCGCATGAGAACACGAAACTTCAAGAATTTGGCTGATGCCTTCTTTGTCGATTCCGGCGCGACCTACAACGGGACGCCTACGACCACGATCTCCGGAATTGATTGGCTCGAGGGAAAGACAGTTTCTATTTTGGCCGACGGTGCTGTCCAGCCTCAGCAGAAGGTTGTAAATGGCAAGGTCACTCTCAACCATGAAGCATCGGTGGTTCAAGTCGGTCTTCCGTATCAGTCGGATGTGAAAACACTTCCGGTCATCCTCCAGGATCAGTCCGGAGGTATGGGCAGGGTTAAGAACGTCTACAAGATCACAGTTCGGGTTAATAGAAGTTCCGGAATCTTCGCAGGCCCCAGCTTCGATAAGAATGACCTTGTTGAATACAAGCAGAGAACGATCGAGCCCTGCGGATCTCCTCCCGCGCTCAAGTCGGATGAAATTGATCTTCAGCTTTATTCAACATGGACTCGAGGCGGTCAGGTGTGTTTGAGACAGCTCGATCCCCTGCCGGTCACAATGCTGGCCCTGACCTGTGATCTATCAGCTTAACGTCCATAAACATTGAAGCTTCGCCGTTACCTTAAAGAAAAATTGAGGTAACGGCTCATGGGTAAGTACGATCAATATGCTGGCGAGGATCTTGACGTTCCTCTGTACGAGGGACAAGGCTCCTCGTCAAGTTTTTCTAAGATAACTTCAGACGCGGCAAACGGTCTGGGCAGTTTCGGCCTTGGATTTTCGATGGGGCACAATGCGGTCAACGGCATTGTTGCTCCGATCCTTGCCTTTCGCCAGGCGAAGCAGCAGAAGCAGCTCTACAAGATTCAGGGCGAGATTTCAAAACTGCAGGCGCAGTCTTTCCGGACAGCGGCAGAAGATGTTTTGAAGAGAGCTCTGCAGGAAGTTGCCGCAGTTACTTTTCGTGCCGGACAAACAAAAGCCACTACTCGAGTGGCTCAGGCGGCCAGCGGTGTAGCACTCGGAACCGGTAACACTGCGGAAGTGATGGCCTCTCACGACATCGCCAAAGAGATGCAGGTCAATCAAATCCTCGCAAACGCCGTTGCCGAATCTTTTGGCTATCGGCGCAGAGCAGTCAATTACTCAAACAATGCAATCGCTCTTAACGCCCAGGCTAAAAACATCTCTCCCTGGGCGTCGGCCGTATCCACTGGCATGAGCATTCTCATGAATCCGAACGGAGCTAAGGGCAATCCTTTAGACCCTAACTCAGGCTCAACGGGATCCGGCTATCTCGATAACGTCGTAAGCATCGGCAGGTTGTTCACGAGCGGCGCCGGCGGCATGAGCGGAGGAGCAGGAGTCTAAACATGGGAACAATGAAACTTCCTTCAGTTGATAATCCCTACGGCGTCCCGGTTGCGATCTCTCAGCCGGGCGGAATGCAATCTGAAGTCATCACTGCGCCGGAGAGTCCGATGTCAGTTCGGCATGCTGGCGAAGCAATGAATAAATTGTCCGGAGATCTCAGGAATGCCTACGACAAATGGCAGCTGGAAATTGATAAGACTCGCCTGGATGACTTATCGACTCAGCTTGAACATGCACGCATAGACCTCAGAGTTAATCCTGAGAACGGATACGAAAGACTTAAAGGAGTAAACGCACTTGAACGTCCGGACGGAAGAAGCCTGAACGATGAAGTCAGCGATGCCTTCAAACAGCGTTATGAGAAGCTGAGGGAGCAGGCCGGAAATGCCCGAGTCCGCAGCGCCTTTGATCGTCTTTATCAGGCCTCAAGCCTGAAGCTCAATGATCAGGTCAACACCTATGTCACGAGCCAACAGCTCGAATACAAAGACGCAGTTCTTAAAAATCAGCTTAGCCTAGCCCTTAACCAGGCAGCAGACGCCGATCCGGAAACAGCAAAGTCAGGACTTGTTGCGGCTCGTTCTATTGCTCAGCAGATCGGAGACTTTCACGGCACGCCTGTCGACATGATCAAAGTTCTGGGGCCGATCCACGAGCTCCGAGTGAGCAATATGATCGATGCGGGCCAGCTCTCTCAGGCCAAGGCTTACATTGCTCAGCACAAAACCGAGATGGGCCCGAAAGCAGGGCTCAGATTAAAGTCGGCAATGCAGATGGCTTCAGATCGAGCGACTATCAACCGCTACACGGATGAAATTCTCAAGAAGGACAATGGCAAAGCCAGAGAGCTTTTAGACAACATCAATGCTGTTCCGGAAAAGTATCGCGCCGCTGTCAAAAACAAGGTGTACGGAGCCAAGAGAGAGCAGGAAGCGCTTGAGAAGGCGACAAACTACGACAATCTCAATCAGGCTTTTCAGTTCGTAGATAACGGTGAGGAAGTTCCCGCCTCCCTCATGTCGACAATCAAGACGAATGACCGCGTCGGATACGAGAAGATTCAGAGGGCAATCGAGCATCAAAAGTTCCCTTGCACTGAGGATGATCCTGCTGTTTTGGGGAACCTTGAAGAGTTGGCAGAAAGAGATCCGGAAGAGTTTGCTCAGACTAACTTTGATCAGTACCGCGGTTACCTCACAAAACAGACCATCAAGACTTTGAAGTACAACGTCGAGAAACTCGACGATCAGCAGTACAAGGCTTTCATGGCCAAGGTCAAACAGCGCTGCAATGATGAAAAATTCAACGCTAAGAAGACAAAGAATGCTGTCCTTTCTGCTCAGTCTCTTTATGCGGCCAGAACCCAGCAGGCCGAGAAAAACGTCCTGAGCAATGACACCTTGAACTCAATGGTCAACACGGTGTTTGAAGGACAAAAGCCGGGGCTTTTGTTTGGCTACAACGAGGTCTCCGGCGCCGACTTCAGACAAGAGAAGAAGATTGATTGGGAAGCTGTGCCGCAGGCAGGCTTTAGAACTAAGGCCACAGAAGCTGACAGGCTAAGTGCCGTCAACAATATCCGCAGTCGGTACTTCAACCTTCCGCCGCTTCAGAACCTCACGAAGCAGCAGTCTCAGCTGATCGATGCTCGGATGGGCGGTATGCCAATTAATCGTGAGCTTTGGGAAAGAGCTTACGCAGAAGCCAAGAGACAAGCCAAGAACAATCCTCGCAATCCCGCTGTGACGCGTGCGGCAGTCGAACTCATTGCCCTGCACATGGCGTTTGGAGAAAAGTAAATGCCGAATTTTTTCATTACAGACGAACAAGCAATTGAAACTCCGGACGGCTCTATGGAAGTTCCGGGAGAACCGACAACCCAGTCTGTGGTTGCCCAGGAACCCACTGAAGGGCTGACTGTTGAACCGGTCAATCCGGTTCCCGTTCCTCCCGCTCAGCCTTTCAACCCTTACGAGATTATCGAGCGCGACGCATATTCTGCATCCCAATTTGTTCTAGGAAAGGATCCTGGCCGCACGGCGGAAGTTTTAGACATTTCCCGCCAGCTCGGAATTTCTCCGACAGAAGTGGATTCTGATTTTGAAGGATCGAAATACCGCCTTGAGAAACTTCGCACGGCCAACACCTTGAAGCAATCCCCCGGACTTTCTGACTACATAACGAATAATCCAGATAAAGCTCCTGTTCTGAAAAATGACCTTAAGCCGCTGACTAAGACGGACATTCTTCTCAACGAGCTTGCGGAAAAGATGGCCGCACGCAATCCTGCCGAGCCTCCGAAATCTTTGACCTATGCGGATGAAGAAACCGAGTGGAAGCGGGAGGATGAAGACTATGAGCCCGAGGTCAAAACCCTTGACGGCTGGAGAGCCGGATATTTGTCCGGAGAACTGCAGAACGAGCAGGGCCGTATGTATGAGGATCTGCGCTTAGGCAAGATTACAAAAGACGCCGCTTTTGAAAAGCGTTCAAAAGAAATCGATGACACGCTGGCCGCACTGGACGAAAAGTTCAAGGATTCCTGGCTGTCCTATCCGACCATGAAGACGATCGGGCAGATGCTCACGGTCAGCGGAGACACCGCCGCTAAGGGTGCAGCTCTCGGTATGGGAGCAGGCGCCTTGGGTTTGGGTGCCCTTGCGTTAGCGGGAGCTCCTGTTGCCGTGTGCGCCCAGCATGGCGCACTTCTATAGGGTGAGAATCCCGAACCCGCCCGATGAGGGGAAGGGTTAGCGACTC